TCAGCCGCTTCGGTGATTGCCATGGCAGGCGGCGAGGTGCATATGTCGCCGGTAAGCATGATGATGATTCATAATCCCGCCACCATCGCCATCGGCGACAGCGAGGAAATGCTGAAAGCCAAGGCGCTTCTGGATGAGGTGAAGGAATCTATTATCAATGCCTATGAGTTGAAAACAAACCTTTCACGCACCAAGCTGGCACATCTGATGAATCAGGAAACTTGGATGAACGCACACAAGGCGGTGGAGTTAGGTTTTGCGGATACCGTCCTCTATACGGAGGAATCGCCGCAGGATAATCAAGAAGGGTTGATTTTTAGCCGGATGGCAGTCACCAACTCCCTGCTGAGTAAATTTCCAAAGGCAAAACAGAAACCCACAGGCACCCCGATTGAGTCGCTTGATAAGCGGCTCTCTTTAATCTCACACTAAAAATTTGAAGGAGGACTACACAATGAGTAAGATTTTAGAACTGCGTGAAAAGCGTGCAAAGGCATGGGAAGCGGCGAAAGCATTTCTTGACACCAAGCGAGGTGATAGCGGACTGCTGTCTGCCGAGGACACCGCCACCTACGACAAGATGGAGGCAGATGTTGTCGCTCTCGGCAAGGAAGTGGAGCGTTTAGAGCGTCAGTCGGCTATTGATGCCGAACTGAACCGTCCCACATCCGGCGCAATCACCAACACACCGCAGAAGTATGAAAACGACGACAAGACCGGCCGCTCCCGCGATGAATATAAGCGTGACTTTTTCGCAGCCATGCGTGGAAAGCAGATCACCAATGTTCTCTCCGAGGGTGTTGATGCCGACGGTGGCTATCTCGTACCCACTGAATTTGAAACCAGTATCGTGCAAGGATTGAACGAGGATAATGTTATCCGTAAGCTGGCAAAAACCATCACCACCTCGGCGGAACGCAAGGTGCCTATCGCAGCTACACCTTCCGTTGCCACTTGGGTTGCGGAAAACGGTGCGATTCCGGAGAGCGGCGTGACCTTCGACCAGAAAACCTTGGATGCCTTCAAACTGACCGACCTTGTGAAAGTCAGTGTGGAACTGCTGGCAGACAGTATGTTTGATTTGGAGGCTTACCTTTCCGCAGAATTTGCCCGTGCCATCGGCGTAGCCGAGGAGCAAGCGTTCTGTGTGGGCACTGGTACCGGTCAGCCTACCGGTATTTTCCGTGAGACCGGTGGCGCACAGATTGGAACAACGGCTTCAAGCCAGACGGCAGTTTCTTTTGACGATGTAATCAGCTTGGTATATTCGCTGAAATCACCGTATCGCAGGAACGCTGTATTTCTAACCAACGATTCAACCGTTTCGGCATTCCGCAAGCTGAAGGATTCCAACGGCCAGTACCTCTGGCAGCCCGCTCTTCAGCAAGGGCAGCCTGACAGACTGCTGGGCTACCCACTCTACACCTCGCCTTACGTTCCAGTGATTGCATCGGGTGCGCTGACCGTGGCTTTCGGCGATTTCGCAAACTACTGGATTGCCGACCGTGCCGGAAGAACGCTCCAGCGATTGAATGAGCTATACGCAGGAAACGGGCAGGTCGGATTCCTTGCCACCGAGCGAGTGGATGGTAAGGTCATTCTCGCCGAGGGCATTCAGATGCTCAAAATGGGCGGCGCATAATATGGCTGTGATTGATGATTTGCTCCCCAAAGTCAAAGCCAATCTCATATTGGAACACGACGCGGATGATGAACTTTTAAAGGGATTCATCCGCGCCGCCCTTTCCTATGCGGAGAGTTACCAGCATAGACCGGAGGGAGTGTATCAGGAAAATCAAATGCCTCCAACAACGCAGCAAGCCGTCATTATGCTGTCGAGTCATTTCTATGAAAGCAGGGACGGCTCTACCGGCGGCTTTTTTGCGGACAATGTGCAAGCCGGTCAGCAGGTTTGGAATACGGTTAATCTGCTCCTGCGACTGGATCGTAATTGGGAGGTATGACATGAGTTTTGGGAAAATGAACAGCTTTATAGAAATCATCAGCGCCGAGCAGACAAAGGATGATGAGGGTTTTGTCAATTCCGGTGACCATGTCCTTGCCAATCTCCGTGCTTACAAAGAGGAGCGGCACGGCAACGAAAAATGGGCGAACAGGGCGGCGTTTTCCGAAGCGACCGCCTTGTTCCGCTTTCGTAAGATGTCGAGCCTTCCAATAACGACTTCGCTGTACATCATTTGCGAGGGCAGCCGCTACCGCATCCATAGTGTTGAGGATGTAAAAGGAAGAGGTATGTATGTTGAAGTTTTAGCAGAAAAAATAGAGCCAACAGAACGCTGACGGGAGGTGATTGTATTGGCAAAAGCAGAAGTAAAAATGCCGGAAGATTTCTTATTAAAATTATCCAGTCTCGGAGATAAGACGGACGGCATCATTGAATCCTGTCTTGAGGCTGGATCAGAGGTGGTGCTTTCCAAGGTGAAAAGCAATCTGGAATCCGTCATTGGCAGTGGCACGAAGTACCCATCCAAAACTACCGGCGAGCTCCTTTCCTCACTTGGCGCTACACCTGTGAAGGTAGATAACAAGGGTACGCATAATATTAAAATCGGTTTTGCCGAGCCTCGCTCAGATGGTAAAAGTAATGCCATGATTGCCAACGTCATCGAACACGGCAAGCATGGACAGCCAGCAAAGCCTTTCTTGAAACCGGCTCGTTCTTCCTCACGCAAGGCTTGTATTGAAGCGATGAAGCGAAAGTTTGATGAGGAGGTCGATAAGATATGAGCATACTGCGGGAAATAAATACACTGCTTGACGGTCTCGGCATCAAAGTCGAGACCGGTGTTTTTAAGGGAAAGGCACCGGATGAATACGCAGTCATCACGCCCATAGCGGATGTGTTTGAGGCGTTTGCGGATAATGCACCGCATTTTGAAACACAAGAGGCTCGGATTTCCCTTTATTCCAAGAACAATTACCAGCAACGAAAAAATCAGATTGTTAAGGCACTGTTGGCTGGGGAATTTGAGATTACCGACCGGCGATATATCGGTCACGAGGATGATACCGGATACCACCACTACGGCATTGACGCCGCAAAATTATATGAATTGAAGGAGGACTGAACATGGCAACGATTGGACTTGACCGGCTGCATTACGCACCGATTACAGAAGATGAAACTGGCGAAGAAACCTATGGCACGCCCGTCATGCTGGCAAAAGCTATCTCCGCCGAATTGTCGGTAGAATTGGCTGAAGCAACTTTATATGCCGATGATGGGGCGGCTGAAATTATCAAGGAGTTTAAAAACGGCACCCTTTCCCTTGGTGTAGACGATATCGGGCGTGCCGCTGCCGAGGAACTGACGGGGGCTACCACCGATGACAATGGAGTGCTGGTATCCACCAGCGAGGACGGCGGTAAATTTGTCGCGGTGGGTTTCCGTGCGAAGAAAGCAAACGGCAAATACCGCTACTTTTGGCTCTACCGCGTGAAATTCGGTGTACCCAGCACCAACCTCGCAACCAAGGGTGACAGCATCACCTTTTCCACGCCTACAATTGAAGGAACTGTATCCCGCCGCAATAAGCTGGACGGTAATGGCAATCATCCGTGGAAATCAGAGGTCAGCTCCGATGATACCGGAGTGTCTACAGAAACGATTTCCGGCTGGTACACAGAGGTCTATGAGCCGACATTCGGCAATGAAGGAGGTTGATGATTATGGCAGATAACATTTTAAACACCACGACAGAAGCAACGGCAGTGATGGATTCGGCAATTCCCAGCGATGAACGCACCGCCGTTATCAATATCGGCGGCATGGATTTTGAACTGCTGCTCACCACGAGAGCCACAAAGGAAATCGCCAAACGATATGGCGGACTTGATAATCTCGGCGATAAACTGCTCAAATCCGAGAATTTTGAAATGGCGCTGGATGAAATTATCTGGTTGATTACGCTTTTGGCAAACCAGTCGATTTTGATTCACAACCTAAAGAATAAAGATGCACCAAAACCGCTGCTTGCGGAGGAAGAGGTGGAAATCCTCACCACGCCGCTGGAACTATCGGCATATAAGAGCGCCATTACCGCCGTCATGTTCAAAGGCACGATGCGTAATGTAAGTGGTGAGGACAATCCAAAAAACGCCGAAGTCGGGTAAGCGATGAAGAATTGTTTACCCGGCTTCTCTATTATGGGACGGTGCATCTGAATCGTTCCGAAGAGGAAACATGGCTCATGCCGCTTGGTTTGCTATTAGATTTATGGGAGTGCCATTGTCAGTTCCTTGGCATCTCGAAATCTAAGCGTGAGGTGTTCATTGATGATGTAATCCCACTTGATGTGTAACAAATTTACCGATGGAAGGAGGTGGCGTTTTGGCTAACGATTCACTGGGACTAAAAATAGGAGTCGAGGGCGAGAAAGAGTTTAAAAATTCGCTCAGGGATATCAACCAGTCGTTCAAGGTGTTGGCATCCGAAATGAAGCTGGTATCGGCTCAGTTTGATAAGAATGATAAATCCATACAGGCATTGTCCTCCCGCAACGCTGTACTGAATAAGGAAATTGACGCACAGAAGGATAAGATTACCACACTTCAATCCGCCCTGCAGAACGCTACCGATTCCTTTGGTGAAAATGACAAGCGAACACAAGCATGGGCAATCCAGCTTAATAACGCACAAGCTGAACTCATCGGCATGGAGCGTGAGCTTGAAAGCAACAATTCGGCTCTTGAAAGGGCAAATGATAACTATGGTGATGCCGAGGACGCTCTTGAGGATATGGGCGATGAAATGGACGATACCGGAGACAGCGCCGATGACCTTGGAGATGAACTGGAGGATGCCGGTGATTCCGCTGAAAAATCCGGGGGCAAATTTGAAAAATTAGGCGGTGTACTGAAGGGCATCGGTGCGGCTATGGGAGCAGTTGTTGTCGCTGCCGGAGCCGCTGCCATCAAACTGGGTAAGGAAGTCGTAGAGCAGTTTGGTGGGCTGGAGCAGAACCTCGGCGGTTCGGAGGCAGTCTTTCAAGGGTATGCTGACCATATGCAGAAAATCGGTGAGGATGCCTATAAAAATATGGGTGTATCTCAGAGCCAGTATCTTGCCACGGCCAACAAGATGGGTGCTTTATTTCAAGGCTCCGGACTGGATGTTCAAAAGTCTGCTGACCTTACTGAAAAAGCCATGCAGCGGGCAGCGGATATGGCATCTGTTATGGGCATCGATATGCAGGTCGCTCTTGATTCTGTGGCGGGTGCCGCCAAGGGCAACTTCACCATGATGGATAACCTTGGTGTTGCCATGAATGCAACTAACATCGAAGCCTATGCCCTTGCAAAAGGGCTGGACTTTACTTGGGCGACAGCAAGCCAAGCAGAAAAAGCTGAAGTTGCCATGCAGATGTTCTTTGAAAATACAGAGCAGTATGCAGGAAACTTCGCAAAGGAATCAACCGAAACCATCAGTGGTTCCCTCGGCTTGCTGACGGCGGCAACAGAGTCCTTTGTGGCAGGACTTGGAAACGCTGATGCTGACATGACAAATCTGACCGCAAATATGGTGGACGCATTCCAAGCAGTGGTCAAAAATATTGTGCCGATTATAGAAAACATCGTAGCCGCACTGCCTGTCGCAATGGATGGCATTGGGGCGGCAATCAGCGAATTACTGCCTGTTCTGCTTGATACTTGCGTAAATCTGTTTACACAGGTGCTGGAGATGCTTCTGACTCTTTTACCGGAACTTATCCCTGTGGCCGTCGATGCAGTGATGACCATTGTGGGAGCATTAATCGACAATTTACCTCTGCTCATTGATGCGGCAGTACAATTGGTTACTTCGCTTGTGGAGGGCATCGGTTCTGCCCTGCCGGAACTTATCCCTGCGGCTGTGAATGCCATTACTACCATTGTCCAAGGTTTGATTGAGAACCTGCCAATGCTGCTTGACGCCGCATTGCAGTTAATTCTCGGTTTGGCAGAGGGTTTGCTTGCGGCGATACCACAGTTAATTGAGGCACTCCCCGCAATTATTACTGCAATCGTTGATTTTGTGATTGGGGCAATCCCGCAAATCATAGATGCCGGTATACAGCTTTTGACCGCATTGATTACGGCACTGCCGGAGATTATTTCGGCAATCGTGGCGGCAATTCCGCAGATTATTGATGGTCTGCTTACCGCCATCCTTGGCTCCATTCCCCAGCTTATTGATGCGGGAATCAAGCTGTTAGTGTCGTTGATTCAAAATTTACCACAGATTATTACAACCGTTGTTTCAGCAATCCCGCAGATTGTCACCAGCCTTGTAAATGCCATTGTTGGAAACATTGATAAAATCATCATGGCGGGTGTTCAATTGCTGACCTCACTGATTACCAATCTTCCGAAAATAATTGTGGAAGTGGTGAAAGCCGTACCGCAGATTATTGCGGCGCTGGTCAAGGGTTTCATGGATTCAGCGGGTAAAATCGTGGATGTCGGCTCAAACCTCATCAAAGGTTTATGGCAGGGTATCTCCAATGTCTCCGACTGGCTATGGGGTAAGATTTCCGGCTTCTTCGGCGGTGTGGTTGACAAGATTAAGAACTTCTTCGGCATCCATTCGCCGTCCACCTTGTTTGCAGAACTCGGCGGCAATATGGGCGAAGGTATCGGTGTGGGATTTGAAAAGGCAATGGAGCATGTCAGCGATGATATGCAGAATGCGATTCCTTCCAGTTTTGATGTGGATGCCGGAGTCAATGTACATGGCGGTGTGTCGGGTTCAGCCGGTATGGGTGGTGTTGGCGGCAATCCCCTTGTTGTAGTTCAGCAAATGATTGTCCGTACCGAGGACGATATCCGTAAGGTATCGCAGGAACTGTATAACTTAATGCAGACCGGCTCAAGGGCGCAAGGCCACTTTAGTCAGGCATAA